TCATTTCCGTTCAGCAACCGGATAGCCGGGATGCTTCGACCATTCCTCAACATACCAGTTCACGAACGCCGGAACGCCGACTGACATTGGCGTCGTTGGCGCGAAGCCGAGGTCGCGGTTGATGTCGTCGATGTCGGCAAAAGTCTGGTAAACATCGCCGTCCTGCATAGGCATCAGGTTGAGCTCAGCCTTGCGATCGCACGCTCCCTCGATCGCGCGGATCAGGTCTGTGAGCTGCTCGGGGCGGTTGTTGCCAATGTTGTAAATTCGGTGCGGGGTTGCGAAGCCTCCCGGTTTTTGTTGGCCATCGTCGGCGGGCGGACGATCGAGCGCGAGGATGATGCCGTTCACGATATCGTCGATGAAGGTGAAATCCCGCAGCATGTCGCCGTGGTTGTAAACGTCGATCGCCTTTCCTTGCAGAACCGCTTCGGTGAACTTCCACACCGCCATGTCCGGCCGTCCCCACGGCCCATATACGGTGAAAAAGCGCAGGCCGGTCTGGGGAATGCGGAACAGATGCGCATAGGTCTCGCTCATCAACTCGTCGGCGCGCTTCGTGGCCGCATAAAGCGAGATAGGCGAATCGGCGCGGTCGGCGACACGAAATGGCGTATCGGACCGCATCCCGTACACCGACGATGACGAGGCATATACTAGATGCGAAATGGCGCGGTGGCGCGCCAGTTCGAGAATGTTGAGATGGCCCGAGATGTTCGAGTGGATATAGGCCGCAGGATTTTCGAGCGAATAGCGTACGCCGGGTTGGGCGCCGAGGTGAACAACCCGATCGACCTCCTTGCCGAACAGGCTGGCCGTGAGTGCGCTTGCGTCGCCAAAGTCGATGTTCAGAAAGCTGTAGGCTGTTCCGTGCTTTGCCTCGAGACGCGCGACGCGCGCGCGCTTGAGGTCGAGCGAATAATAGGGCGTGAAATTGTCGATTCCAACGACCTGTTCGCCGCGATTGAGCAAGGCCTCCGCGACGTGCATACCGATAAAGCCAGCTGCACCAGTGATGAGCGTCGTCAACCTTCGTCTCCGATTATTCTGCCGCCGTGGTCGTACCCCGTACGACCTTGTCTGCAACACGGCCGAAACCGGCCTGTCGATTCCGCTTTAGCCTCGCAATGGTAAACGCCTCGGCAAGAGAAATAAAACAATGCCGTAGAACTTCGAAATGCGGCGCGGAATCGGGACGACGCCGACATTCCGGGGCACTGCACGGCTGCCGCGGAACCTGCCTCCAGCTCGTTCGTGACAAACGCTATTCGGCGCCATGGAGCGTGGCGGCCATGCAGTTGCGTCCGAGCCACGATGGCCATGGAGGTCTGGCGCAGGATTTGGTGGTGAGCCCTGCTGGGTTCGAACCAGCGACCTACTGATTAAAAGTCAGTGATGATCCGTTGCAGCGTTTCGCATCCTGTCGCACCGATCGCTAAAAATCCCCTGAAAAGTGGCGTTATCGGTCGATGGCCGTTAGATCTCGTTGCATCCTGTTCTACTTACTTGTATTCAGCTTACTTACCAGCGCACTTACTCACAGGTGAGATATGGCAACGCCAATACCAAAGGGAATTAGCAAGCGCACCGTGGATGCCGCCGAGCCGCGTCAAGCCGCATGGTTCCTATGGGACGACGGGAAGGGGGCAATCGCCGGTTTTGGCCTGCGCGTCAGTCCAGGCGGCGCGAAGGCATATATTCTGCAATACCGCATGGCCGGTGCGAAAGCTGATCGCCGGTACACGATCGGGCGGCATGGGCCGTGGACGCCCGACAAGGCCCGCGAGAGGGCGGCCGAGCTGCGGCGGCTTGTCGATACCGGCGTCGACCCGTTCGAGGCCGACGAGGCCGCGCACAAGGGCAGGGAGCGCGAACGGGTTGCCAACCTCGAGCGGGCATTCGATGTCGTCGCGGATCAATGGCTCAAATCATACAAGAGCGACCGCCATGGCAAGACCCGGCGCCAGTCGAGCGTGAACATCGCAACGACCGTCGTCCGGCACCTCAAGGCCAAATTCGGCTCGCGCCGGATCGACGAACTCGGGCGCGCGGATATCATTGCGGCGATCGACGCCATCGCCCCCGAAAAGGTCGCCATGCGCTCAAGCGTCTTTTCCTATGGGCGCATCCTATGGAAATGGGCATTTGCCCGCGAACTGGTCGACGTCATCCCCTTCGCGGCCCTGACTGCGCCAGCGAAGCCCGCGAGCCGCGACGTCATCCTGTCCGATGCCGCACTGGCGATCGTCTGGCGCGCCAGCCGCAAGATCGAATATCCGTTCGGCCCGGCGTTTCGGCTCTTGCTGCTCACCGGGCAGCGCCGCAGTGAAGTTTTCGGGATGAAGTGGGAGGAACTCGACAAGAAGGCCGCGACGTGGACAATCCCGGCCGACCGCGCGAAGAACAATCAGGCCCATGTCGTGCCGCTCACTGATATCGCCGTCTCCGAACTCACCGCCATGCTGACTAAGCCCGGTGAAAAGGCGCCGACCGAATGGTCGAAGCGCGGGCTCGTTTTCACGACGAACAACACGACCGCGGCAAGCGGGATATCGAAAGCCAAGCTGCGCCTCGACGCGGCGGCGAATGAAATTGCGGGTGAGGGCGGGGCGAAGGTTGCAAGCTGGCGCCTGCACGATCTGCGCCGCACTGTCGCGACCGGGTTGCAAAAGCTCGGCGTTCGGCTCGAAGTGACGGAAGCGGTCCTGAACCATATCAGCGGCAGCAAGGCCGGGATCGTCGGCATCTACCAGCGGCATGATTGGGCCGACGAAAAGCGAGCGGCGCTGGATCTGTGGGCGTCGCATGTTGCCGGGTTGATCGCGCCTAAGGCTGTTGTGGCGGAGACGGCTTAAAAGTGGGGTGCTGACCGCATCGTTGCCTGATTGCAATAGCCGAGCAGATGACTTGGAAGTAACTTCTGTCGGCGACACGTCGGCGACACGGCTCATCGCGTGCCGACATAAACTCATTCATCGCCGTGACACGCGAACGAATGTATCAAAGAGGGCATGGTCGCTTCGCACTAATCTTGCATTGCGACGCAACATGCATCACATACGATTCGTTAGCGATCATCTGCTATTGCTGACACAGAGAAGGGAATGACCATGACCAACAACAACAAAGGGCATTTTTATGTCGGTGAGTTGCCGGACGGTCGCTTTGTGGCGGCCGCGACGGCCTCGCCCTATTTCTGCTTTCGCGCTGACAGTGAAGATGAGGTTCTTGCCAAAGTGAAACGCGGCCTCGCGTTCTTCGGCGAAACCCAAGGCCTTGGAAAAGGCGGCATCAACATCAAGGCGGTAACCCAGTCCGTGACGACGCTGCGCGCCCCGCGCAAGGTGTCGATCCAGGAACTTATGGCTGCCTGATCGATGAGCAGCTGCTACGTCCGGTTGGACGACGTTCCGGACGAGAAGCTTGAATTTTTAGGCTATATCCTCGTCGAAGAGGATGAATACACCAAGGTGTACTATCATCTTGGCGACTATGTCATAGTCGACAAGTCGGATCCGTTCATGTTCATCCATGATCACAATGATACGGCGCTGCTAGGATCCGAAGCAATCTCGCTTCCGACCCACGACTAGCTCGAATTGGCCGGCGGGCGGGTAGTCTCAAGCTCCCGCCCTATGGTCGTGGCGTCTCAATTCGTCCGACCGACCAGCCGAGTCCCCCATAGCAAAGAGGGCGCCGAGTCGAAACCCGACGCCCCCATTTGGTGCTATTCCCGCTCAACTCACCCGGTATCGATAGGGCTCGATCCCCGCTGGGGCGGGCAGAACGATGACGCTTTGATCCTCGCCGTCGTAAGTCGGCCGCATGTTGCGATGATCCATTTCGCCGGGTTCGCTTAGCGGACAGCCGGGGCCGAGGCCGCGAATCCGATCGCACGTCGGGTCGCAATCGTCCTCACCGCCGCTGTGGTCGGTTTCGTCGCCGTTCGGCTCGACGTCCGGGTCGCCGTCCAGATCGTCAAGACACTCGATTGCGCGCTCGACCAGCCGCGCCAGCAATGCGCGGGGCAGGGACGGGATGGCAGACAGCACAAGGTCGAGCGGGGCCTGCTCGGGCCGTGCGAGGGCGTGGCGGGCGCTCACTTGCCATTCTCCCGCCGACGCATGGCCCTGCGGACGCGCTGAGCGCCCTTGAGCCACCGCGAGGCCAGAACCTGCCCCTCGTCGATCGCTGCGCGCCGTGCGGGCGCCATGCGGCGAAGCTGGGTCCAGATCATCCTCATGACGCCACCGCCTTTGCAGCATGGTCGCGAATAGACTGGCTGACCCCGGCGGCCAAGATGCCGTTTTCAGCGTCGTGAAACTGCCGGTCGACCGCCGCGTGATTTTCGCGCGCCGTCGTGAGCAGCATCCAGCAATGATAGAACTCGCGCTCGCGCGCCTCGCCGGGTTCCATTTCATAAATCGCCTCGTTCAGTTTTTCGGCAATCGTTTCCATCAGCGCCCCGAGCCTTTCGTTGGCGCACTGGGCATCGCTGAACAGGTCGAGCGGGCTTTTCACGGGGCTCATGGTTCGACCCCCGTCAACAGTCGCGCGTCGTCGACAATGAAGTCGAGCAGATCGGCCACGTCCTCATATTCGTGCATGTCCTCGCCGCGGAATATCTCGATTTTCTCGGCAAGGTCGTGAAACGAGGCGGCGGGGCATTTCACGACCGCTAACCCGGCGTCCGTCATTGCGCTGACGAGCGGGGCGTATGAGCCTTCATATGCGCGCTGGTCATCGTCCGACGCACCTTGCGCCGGTTCGCAGGCTTCCTTGTGGCGCGCGAACGCGGTTTTGGCTTCATGGAACGCGGCGAGCTTCATTGCGAAGGGAGAGGCGGTCATGCCGCACCGCCCATCGCGCGAAGCGAGCGCAGCGCGGCAAGGATGAGCCGCACATCCCAATCGAACCGGGTTTCGTCCGTCAGAAACCAGTCGAGATCCATGATGTTGATTGCGGCCTCGGCGTCGCGATCCTGCTCCATGTGGGCGAGCGCGGTCCAAAGCTGGATCGCGGCACCCTGCGGGCTGGTTGCCGTCGCATCACAGATCAGGATTTCGGCTGCATCCATGACGTCAAGCTGCGCCTGCTCTTCCGGCGTATATTCGACTTTCGGGCAATCGGAGAACGGGAGCGTCGCATAGATCGCGCAGGCAACCGAGCGGCGGCCCCAGGCGGCGAGAATTGCCACGTCGTCTTTCGCGGGCGCAATTGTGCTGATAGGTGCATTCATAGTCGTTTCCCTCTCTTGCAGGGTTTGCGATAGGGTCGATGCTCGGGTGCCAGCCCGATCGTCGGCCCGCCTTAGTTTCCATAAGGCTCACAATATGTGACAGCAATAATAGATTGCGTCAATGATATTTCGTCATTAATGCTCACATATTATGACACCATCGCAATGCAAAATGGCAAGAGCGGGCCTCGGTTGGAGTGCCGCCGACCTTGGGGCAAAGGCGGGATTAGCTCGCGAAACAGTCACACGGTACGAGAGCGGGTCAACGATCGCGCCATCGACGATTAAGGCCATGCGGGGCGCGCTCGAAGCGGCCGGCGCTGACTTTTTGCAGATATCGGATAAGGTTGGCGTGGCGGTGCCAGGCGCGTTTCAGCAATGAATGATACCAAACCTCAATCTCGGGCGTCGTTGACCGCTGCAATAAATGACCTTTTGCGCGAAGATTTTGACGGCGTTCCGGCAGCCGAAAACCTCGCGAGGGCCTTGGACAAAATCGTAAATTCCGGCTCGCTTCCTGTTCGCGAGGCGATCTTGCTGGATGCCATCGCCCGAGCACTGGAAGGAGAAACGCTCGATGGTTGGCGCCTCGCCTTGAAAGGCAAAAAGGGGCCGAAGCGGAACAAGCAAGAAGGGATGAAGCGAGAGGAAATTGGCAAGGTTTTTGCCGAAAACGTGGCGGGTGGCGGGTGGGAACACGCCATCGAAGCTGCGCGCGAGGCCAAACACAAGTCCCCGAAGGAAGCCTATGAACGCGAGCAGGATCGGCTTCGGATATTCATGCGTGCTCGCATCCCTCATGAGCAACGCCTTGAGCAACTACGCCCGCTTTGCCGACCGGCGACTCCGAAAGAATAGTGCTTTTTTCCGAGTGCTATATGTTCGCATCACCCGATAAATCGTAATATTTGGTTCTCCGTCGAAATAACGGAGACACCCCCGATGCAAGATTTTCTGACAGTGAAAGAGGCGGCCGCGCATGTCGGCCTGAGCGTTCACACGCTCAACGCCTATCGCATTTCCGGCAATGGCCCGCCCTATTTCAAACTCGGCGGCAAACACGTTCGGTATGATCGCGCCCAGCTCGAAGCATGGGCTCGCAGCGACCAGCGCCAGTCGACGAGTGAGGCTGCGTAATGCGGCTCCCCGAACGAAAACGCCCGCGCAAGGCGGGCGTCGATCTTTGCTTGGCGGCTCAGGATCGGAAACCCCAATACCTCAATCTGCCCAAGGGCGCAAGGAAGGCAGCCTGCGCAATGCGCCCTGAGGCTGGTCGACGGTGGCACCCATGAGCGCGACCCATTTCACCCCCGCGGTCGACATCATCAAGGCCGGCGGCGGTATGCTGCGCATTAGCTCGGGCATTGCAGCCGGCACGCCCGCGATCATGCTTGAGGTTTTCGCCAAGGCCGGGAAAGCCGACACCTCGAAGGGCAAAATCGCCATTTCCACTGAAATGCTCAGCGGTGTCTTGATCGCCATGGCAGAAGCGGCATGTCGGGCGACGTCCGAGGCCGAAGGCAATGCCAAGCCGACCGGCTGGGCCGTCGTCAATTCCGATATCGCCGAAGCTCTAAACGGCCGAGGGCAGCGGGAGCGAGCCGATGGGTGAGGTTGTCCAGTTTTCGCGCGAACCGCGCGCGCCGTATTTTCTGCTGGCGTGGGATCAGGCGGTCAACAACTGCCGGCTGGATTACGTCCATCGTGGAGGTCTGCGCGAATACGTCGGCTCCGGCAAAGATTATTTCAGCGTGCGGGACGCGTCGCGCCAATGTGCCCACGAAGCTGGTCTGCCGCTTGTCGATCAGATCGATCCTGTTCTCGGGATGAGGTGCGGACGATGAGCGAGAATATGGAAGCCGACGGCGGCGCCGAGGCCATCGCCGCGAAATTTGCACCGCTTCGTCGGACGGCCGAGAAGGTTGACGCCACGCGGGAAAAGAAAACTAGCGGCGGGGGTCGCAAAGAGAAAAACACGGAGGTTTCGGAAGATCGAATTGCAGCCGCGTTCACCAGGAAATTTGGCGATCACCTCCGTTATGACCACAGCGTCGGGAAATGGTTCGAATGGACCACGACATATTGGAGCCGGAACGAAACGCGGCTGGCGTTCCACTATGCCCGCAAGATGGCCGTTGAAATCAGTGACGGCGATCCGAGCTTTAGCCGGAGCAGCGTAGCCAACGGTGTCGAAGCCTTTGCTCGAGCCGACCCTACCCATGCTGTGACTGCCGATATTTGGGACCACGATCCCTATTACCTTGGCACGCCCGGCGGGACCGTTGACCTAAAGAGCGGGAGAATCTTTCCAGCCCGTCCTGCCGACATGATTACGAAGCAGACCGGCGTGGTCCCGGAAGCTGGCGCGCCGGCTAAATGGCTGGCGTTCCTCGACCAGGCAACCGGACACGATCAGACTTTGGTCCGCTTTCTCCAACAGGTAGCGGGATATTGTCTGACCGGTGTGACGAAGGAACACGCGCTGTTCTTCATCTATGGACCGGGCGGCAACGGCAAAAGTGTCTTTCTCAACATCTTGAATCACGTCCTGGGGGACTACGCCACGACGGCGGCCATGGAGACGTTTACGGCCAGCAAGAACGATCGTCACCCGACCGATCTTGCCATGCTCACCGGCGCTCGGCTGGTCTCGGCCAGTGAAACAGAGGAAGGCCGAGCTTGGGCCGAAAGCCGCATCAAGCAGATAACCGGTGGCGACAGGATCAGCGCCCGGTTCATGCGCCGCGACTTTTTCGAATTCGTCCCTCAGTTCAAGTTGGTCATTGTCGGCAACCACGCCCCGGTTCTTGCCAATGTCGACGAGGCTGCCCGTCGCCGCTTCAACATCATACCGTTCACGCACGTCCCGAAACATAAAGACCCGGACCTTGAAGAAAAACTGAAGGACGAGGCAGGGCGCATCCTAACCTGGGCGATCGAAGGCTGCAAAGATTGGCAAGCCAACGGCTTGGTTCGCCCGGATATCGTGACCGCCGCGACGAAAGACTATTTCGACGACCAGGACATGTTCGGCCAATGGATCGAAGAGAGGTGCGATCGGGGTTCCGCAAAATGGGAGATGCCAACGCCGCTTTACAACGATTGGGCCGAGTTCGCCCGATCAGCCGGCGAGGATCCCGGCAGTCAGCGCGGCATGAGCAGCAAACTGAATCGCGCTGGATTTCGCCGGAAGAAAAGCAACGGCATCCGCGCATATCATGGGCTCGCGCTCAAACCCAGATCGGCTCCGCACCATGATTAAGGGTCGCAAGGGGCACATAGGGCGCTTTTTCCCTGTTATCGCTCCACGCGCGCGCGTCTGTGACCGTCTTGGCCAATTCACGACCCTAAGCGACCCTTGCGACCCTGACCGGACGCAAACCCCAAAAGGAGCGAAAAACCTCTTGAGCGGCCCCGCACGCCTCGCGCGCGCGAGCGATCGCGGCGATCTGGCACGACCCGCTGATTTATATTCAGCGGCACGGCACGGCAAGAGTGGCGGAAATCTGTGCATTTCGCGGGATTCTCTATGCCCGATCGTCGGTGAGGCATGGGAAAGTAAGTTGTGCGGCGGATTTGGCGACGGCGGTAACGGTGTGCGGGAGCCGTTGGCAGATGTTGCCGCATGGCAAAGAAACCCGCCCTCACCAAAGCCGCAGCCAAGCGCGAGCAGGACAAGGCGCGCGCCAAGCAGCGGTTCCTCAATGTCCTGCGCGTTTCGTGCAATGTCGCGGGCGCCTGTCGATCCGCGAAGATCGGTCGCCGCACCGCCTATGACTGGCGCGCAGCAGACGAGGAATTCGCACTGGCGTGGAAAGACGCCGAGGAAGAGGCCGCCGACGCCCTCGAGCAGGTGGCGTGGAAGCGCGCGACCGAAGGCCAGAGCGATCGGCTTATGGAGATACTTCTCAAGGGCCATCGCCCCGAACGCTACGTCGAAAAATTCAAAGGCGAACTGACCGGTGCAATCACAATCAAAATCGAGGGCGCCGCAGCCGACCTTTGAGCTGACTGAAAAGCAGGCTGAGCTTGTCGGGGCTGCGACCAGCAGCGCCCGCCATATCCTCGCTTATGGCGGCTCGCGTTCAGGCAAGACCTTCGGCTTCTGCTTTTGCATTGCCAACCGCGGGCTTATGGCGCCGGGCAGTCGCCACCTGATTGCCCGTCACCACAACATCGACGTGCGCCAGTCGATCATGCTCGACACCTGGCCCAAGATGATGCGCATGGCGTTCCCCGGCGTGCCGTATGAGGTCAACAAGTCCGATCAGTATATCGTGATGCCCAATGGCGCCGAGATATGGTTTGGCGGCCTCGACGACAAAGAGCGCGTCGACAAGATTCTCGGCAAGGAATTTGCCACCGCCTATGTCAACGAGGCTTCGCAGGTTGCTTATGAGACCATCACGACGCTGCGCACCCGCCTGTCGCAAGCCTGCCTCAAGGCCGACGGTCGGCCGCTTGCCCTCAAGGCCTATTACGACCTCAACCCGGTCGGCCGCGGGCATTGGACATACAAGGAATTCGTCGAGGGCGTGCGGCCGGAGAACGGTATGCCGATCGAGGCGGGGAGCAGGGCGTTCGTCGTGCTCAACCCGACCGACAACCCCTATCTGCCCGCCGAGTATCTCGCCGAACTCGACGGCCTTCCCGACAAGCAGCGCCAGCGATTCCGCGACGGCAAATATCTCAGCGAAGTGCCGGGCGCACTATGGTCATCGTCCGACCGAATTGCCGACGACGGGCAAAATATGCCCGGTATCGATAGCCTGCGTCGTGGCGCGCCCCCTGCGTTGAAACGCGTCGTCATCGGCGTGGACCCGTCGGGCTCCGATGGCACCGGCGGTGACTGTCAGGGCATTGTCGTCGTCGGGCTGGGCAATGACGGGCACGGCTACGTGCTCGCCGATCGGTCGTGCCGCCTGTCGCCCGATGGCTGGGCGCGCATGGTGGCCCGCGCTGCCGAAGAATTCGGGGCCGATCGCGTCGTGGCCGAGCGTAACTATGGCGGGGCCATGGTCGAGGCCGTGCTGCGCAGCGCCGCCCGTAAACTGCCCGTCCGCATGGTCACGGCCTCGCGAGGCAAGGTGCTGCGCGCCGAGCCGATCGCGGCGCTGTATGAGCAGGGCAAAGTCCATCACGTCGGCACGTTCTCCGAACTCGAAGAACAGATGACGATGACGACAACGACCGGTTATCGGGGCTCAGGATCGCCGGATCGGCTCGACGCGCTTGTGTGGGCGTTGACCGAGACCATGGCCGTGAAGCAGCCGTATAATTTGGCAGCCCTCATTGGGGAGGGTGATTGCCTTTGACGGCGGTAAGGATGCGCCACCGGCTGCGCAATTCCTCGCCGCATGGCCTCCGCATCGAAACTCGCTTACGCTGACCACTGGCGCCAGATCGAGGCCAACCTGCCACCCGAGGAACGATCGCGAACAAAGGACCGCCGCGGGCGCCTTCGCCCTTATCGGCTATGCCCCGCCGACTTTCGCGAGACCTATATCCTGATCGGCTGGGAACATATCTGCGATCACTATCACGCCCATTGGTCGACGGTGGCGCGGTGGATCGACGAGACGGGCAGATCGCAGCTCAGGGCCGACCGCGCGGCCTATGTGCGCGAGCATGGCCTGACCATGTTGCACCCGGTGAAATAGCCGCCTCGTTCCTGAGCAGGGAACCGCAAAGTCGGTCAGATCGGCGCAAGCGATGGCGCTGTGGAAAGCAAAGCCTCGCGGTGGCCCCTGAAACGGCCCCCAAATGTCGGCGCCTATGGGGTGAAAGACACCATCTGATAATCTGGTAAGACCGCGTTAGCGTTGGTCACCATCGCGCCCTCTTGTTTGAGCACCAGCCAGATTTGACCATCCTGCTCGATGACATTCGTCGAGACCGTCAGGCCGGGAATTGCAAATTGGGGCTCGTGGAACCAGTCGGCGGTGGCTTGGGCTATAACCGGGCTCTCAAACGGCCTGCGCTGGATCAATATTCCCATTTGCTCCCCTCCCTGAAATTCAGTCGCGGACGAAGCCATAGCACAACTCTAACGGCGGTAAATCATCCCCGGCGCGGTGGCATTGTTTCACCAACTGGCAAGCCTGCCAGCCGCGTCCGCCTCCGCCTAGCTGAGGCCAAGGAGCTCAGGCATCATGCAGATGACCTTTCACGATCGCGCACCGCTCGAAAAGGTGCGCCGCTTGGCAGATGGCCGCATCGCCGCCGTCGCCAAATTCGCCCGAAGCGGTGTCCAGCAATATACCGGCGCCGAATTGGGCCGCCCCGATCTCGCGACCGTCAACGTCTATCGGCCCGAAAGCGAAGTTTTCGACGAGGCCGCGATGGCGAGTTTCGCGCACAAGGCCATCACGCTCGGCCATCCCGCCGGTGGGGTCACGATCGACAACTGGAAACAGCACGGCGTCGGCTGGACCGAGGGCAAGGTTGCCCGCGATGGCGATTATGTCGAAATCCCTTTGATGCTCGCCGATGCTGCGGCGATCCGTGCCTATGACAGCGGCGAGGCCCGCGAACTCAGCGGCGGCTATGCCTGCGAACTCGTTTGGGGTGACGGCATCGCGCCGGATGGAACGCCGTTTCAGGCAACCCAGCGCAAGATTCGCGGCGACCATATCGCCCAGGTTCCCAAGGGCCGCGCAGGGGAAAAAGCCCGCATCGGAGACAGCGCAATGACGAACGACATCGACCAAATCAACCTTGAGGTCGCGCAGATGCGCGCATCGCACACCCGAAAATTCGCTTTCATGGGCGACCGCGCGCCGCCGTTCAATGAGGACAGTGCGCGCCTGATTGCTGCCAGCAAGGTGCAAAATTACAACGCGCAGGTTGCCGATGCTGCCCGCGAATATGCCCTCACCGGCGTGGCTGCAATGCCTGCCACCGGTTTGACCGCTGACGCGGCGCAGCGCGGCAATGACACCAATGCCGCGATGCGCAACCTCGCGCGCTCCAACGCCTACAGCTGAGGAATTCGACATGGCTAAAACTCTCAACGAGCGCCTCACCAGCGCGCGGTCGACGGATCGCGTCAACATCACTGACCTCGAAGCCCTGATTGCCGAGGCCACCGCCGAGCGCGACCGGCAGACCGGCGCCGCCGAGCATCACGCCGCCGAGGCGGTCAACCTGGCGCTGAGCGACGATGACCGCGAGGAAGCCGACCGGCTGGCGCAACATTGTCGGCGCACCGCCAAGGCCTACACGACGGCGATCGACGAATTGCAGGCGAAGCTCGAAGCCAAGCGCAATTCGGAGCATCGAAGGGCGCAAGAGGAAGCAAAGGCGGCGCTTATCGCCAGCCGTGACGAACTCGCGGCCCGCCTCGCCGAACGCATCCCCGCCATTTTCGACGAACTCACCGGCCTGCTCGCCGAGATCGAGGAAATGGACGCGCGGGGCGGGACGACATTGGAAAGCGCCGAGGCGATCGCCCGCGGTGTCCCCGCGAACTTTTATATCGGCCCTTCGCCTGTGACGCGGCTGGTCAATATGAAGATCCCGGAATTTGGCGGGCACGGCCTTGCATGGCCCCCTAACAAGCTCGCGGCGGGATTTGTGCGTATGGAGGAAGCCTCGCGCCGACAATGGGCTGCCTATCAGGAATCCAAGGCCACCGAGCATGGCCGATGGAAACGCTACATGGTCGTGGGACCGACGAACGGCTCGCGGACCATGATTGAGACGCGGCGCGGCTATACGCCCATGGGCAAAGGCGATGTGCGGGAAGCCGTGATGACCGTCGAGGGCGTCAAGGATGCCCAGGCGAACGGCTGCACCGTGACGCCCCTCAAAGACAATGAGGTCGTCGGCCTGCCGTCGGATCGGGTCATCGTCGCATGACATTGCAGTCGTCCCTTTTTGCGGGCGGACGCACGGCTGACGATGCGTCTTTTCATGGGGGCGTGTCGTCGGTCGACCAAGGCGAGGGGGCAGGACTCCTTGGCTGTCCCCTCGTCAACCCTATCGGTGCTACCCCTGCGCCGGTCACCGGGCGGGCCGGCCCCCCTCAAATCCTCGAAGCCCGCCCGGTGCCATCCATCGCCGAAACGCACCTTGGAAAACTGCCATGCTGAGCTTTCACGGCCTGATCTGGGTCACGCGCGGCGAGGAAAAGCCGCTCGCGGGCAAGTGGCGCGCCAAGGGCAAGAAATACCGCACCGGCGCCTACACGCTCGCCATCCTGCGCGGCGAGCATCCCGACGAGCCGGAAATGGCCGTGTTCGATCATCTGACGATCGAGCGCATCGCCGATGGAGCCGAAATCACCCTCGCGCTCACCGCCGAGCAAATCGCCGCCGCTCAGGGTCCGGCGCGGCCCGAAATCGAGCATCTCGTCTATCGCCTTCGCCACCACGGCGCCGAAGTCTATTCCGGCCTGTTCTCGGTCCATCCGCGTTCGAGCCAAGTCGAGGCGCCGCGCAAGTTGGGAGACGGGTAATTTCCAAAGTCCTCAAAATCGTCGGTGCAATTGCGTCGGTCGTCGCGATGATCCCCGGCCCTTGGCAGCTTCCCGCCGCAGCAATCGCGGTGGGCGCTGGTATCGGCTCAACCCTGCTGGCGAAACGTCCCAAGGCGCCGAAAATGCCGGTTGGGTCGGTTGAACGCCTGAACGTCTCGATAGACCCCCGAACGCCACGCAAAGCCGTTTTCGGCGTCACCGCGGGCCGGACCTCGATCCGATGACCGCCATGAATGCCTTTGCCCGCGAAGGCGGCGCCTATCTGATCGCCGATACCGCCGGTTATCACAGCGACGGCACTGTCCTGGGCTTTGCCGAAAAGGTCGTCACCGACGCCCGCCTCGCGATGATGATCGGCATTTGCGGGCGCGCCGCTCGCGAGGTTGAGGACCGCATAGAGGCATGGCTTGCCGACCAGCCCGACCAAACTACCGCCTTCGCGCGATTGTCCGCCTTCCTATGCCAGCTCGTCGACGAGGCCGAAGAAGAGGACGACGGCGAGGCTGGCGACCTGCCCGACGGCATCCGCCTCACCCTCGCATGGTGGGATGCAGACGCGCAGGAAGGGCGCTGCGGAATCATGGCGTCGACGCCCGACTTGGCGGGCGGTGCCGAGACCTTCGCGCTGCGGCCCGTCCGGACCCTGTTCATGCCCGCGCTGGAAGGCTCAGACCTTTGGCCCGGCCATTCGTTCGACCCGGAAGCCGACGCGCTGGCCCTCGCGGAACATCAACGCCGCTGCGACCACGGTGATGGCCGCGCGCGGGTCGGTGGGCAGATGATCCTCTATCGCGTGGCGGCCGACGGCATCACGTCGCGCGAATTGAGCCGGTGGGCCGACCTGATCGGCCGTCCGATCATGGTGATGACGTGATGGGCGGCTGGTCCGGCCGCGGATCGCTCGAAAAGCGGTTGAAGGCGATCACATCGCCGCGAGCGAAGAGGCTTTTGGGCGCTGCGCTGCGCGAGGCTGGCGAGACGATCGCCGTGCACGCTCAACATCTCATCACGTCCGGCTCATCCAGCGGGCAATCCGGCGGCAAGCACCAGCACGTCGTCAGCGCCCCGAACACCCCGCCCAATAACGAATTCGGTGACTTGGCAGAGGGGATCGAGGTTTTGCAGCCGTCCGACGAGGAAGTCGTCGTCCAGGCCAACGCGGCGCATAGTGCCCCTCTCGAATGGGGCACAAGCAAAATGGAGGCGCGCCCGTATTTTCGGCCCGCGCGCGACGCGAAGAAGAAAGAGGCCCGCAAGAAATTCGCGGAGGCCGTTGATCACATCGTAAGAGGAGGCGCAGGTTAATGCCCGAAGTTGATCCCCTGGTGCTGCGCTTGATAGCAGACACCCGAGCCGCGCGGGAAGAGATGCGCCGATTCCAGCGCGAATCCGGTCAGGGGCTGGACCGCGTTGGCCGTGACGTGACGCGCCTCGAAAACCAGATCAGGCGATCATCGGGCGCGATCGGGGCGAGCCTCCGAGGCCTTGCCGCTACATTCGCAACGCTGTTCACCGGACGCGAACTTGTCGCGGCGATCGACAGCTTCACCCGGTTGCAAAATAGCCTCAAGGTCGCGGGGCTTGAGGGTGAGAAATTGCAGCGCGTGCAAAGCCAGCTGCTCGATTTGTCGTCGCGTTATGGCGTCGGCATCGAAGGCCTTGCGAACCTCTATGGCAAGGCCGCCGACGCGGGCCGCAGTTTCGGAGCCAGTGAAGGCGAAATTCTCCAGCTTACCGAAGCGACCAGCCAGGCGCTTAAGATCACCGGAACCAGCGCAGCGCAAGCGCAGGGCGCCATTCTGGGCCTCTCCCAAGCCCTCGCATCCGGCACCGTCCGCGCCGAAGAATATTCGCAAATCAACGAAGGCGGCTTGCGTCCGCTGCTCCAAGCGGCGGCCGGGGCCGAGCGGTTCGGTGGCGATATCAACAAATTGCGGGCCGCGATGCTGGACGGCAAAGTTACCTCGCAGGAATTCTTCGCGGGCATCATCGCCGGGAGCGCCGAACTGGACGCGAAAGCCGCGAAAGCCACGCTCACCCTCGCCGGTGCCTTTGAGGCACTCAGCAGCCGCTTCACCGTGTATATCGGGCAGAGCGCGGAAGCGAACGGCGCAACGGCTGCGCTGGCTGGCGCAATGCAGTTGCTCGCCGAGAATCTGGATATCATCATCCCGGCGCTCGCCACGATCGCAGCCGTCATGGGCGGAACCATGGTCGCGAACGCCATCGCGGGCTCGCGGGCATTCTTTGCCCTCACGGCGGCCATGGGCGGTGCTGCTACAGCGGCCGAAGCGGCGACTTTTGCCTTCGGCGGGCTCGGTGCTGCCCTGGCTGGCCCCGTCGGCGTCGCGGCGGCGATAACGGCGGTGGGCGCGGGCCTGATCTATCTCGCGTCGCAATCCGAGAATACCGGCTTGTCGATCGATGACCTGCGGGAGGCCAATGAGCAAAACGCCGCCGAACTCGACGGCATGATCTCGAAGCTGAAGGCCGCGGGCGTGCAGACGGACGAGCTTGCGGCCGCGGCGGCTCGGGCGAAGGGCTCGGTTGATGACCTTTCGGATTCCTATCGGAACGCCCTGATCGAGGCCCGCAAATTCAACAAGGAAACCGCTGGCGGAAAGATCCAGCAATACAATGACGATATCAGGGCATCGCAGGATCGTCAGGCCGTTCTCACCGAATATATTCGTGCGCAGCGGGCCGCCAACCCGGGTGCGATCCGCGAGGGCCGAAAATCTCCGCAACTCGTCCAAGCCGAACAGAAACTGGCGGGCGAACGCCAGTTTGAGGCGGGACTGCGGGTCCGCGTCGACGTTCAGGCGGCGGCATTTCAGGCGGGCGTTGACCTTGACGGCGGGGGCAAGCGCACCGCCACCGCGACCGGCGACAAACCGAAAGGCACCCGCACCTCCCGCACCCGAGCCGCCGAAGATCCGCTCGACGCGCAGTTTCGCAACGAACAGGAACTGCGCCAGCTTCAGCTCGAAGAACTGCGCGCCAAGGAACAGGTCGCCACGTCTGCCAAGGAGAGGGCATCGTTTGCCCGCGATGCCCTCGACCTCGAAGCGACCATGCGCCGCAAGGATATCGATGAGGCTCAGCGCAAGGGGCAACTGCTCGAAGGCGAAGCGAACGCTCGCCGCAAGATTATCGACAACCTCTATGGCGCCGCCGACGAAATCACGGTGCAGGGCCGCGAGACCGCCTATCAGCTTGCCATCTCGCGGGAGGAGCAGGAACGGCTTGCCCGCCAGCAAAACGACGCCATGCGCGACGAACTGGATGCGCTCGGCGCCGAAGCTGGTATCACCGACGTCCGGAAAAACCGCGTCGCGATTGAACGCCGAATGCTGGAAATTCAGCAGCAAATCGAACGGTCGTTGCTCGACGAAGCGATAGCCCGCGGCGACGTGCTAGACGCGGCTCAGGCTCGCGGCGCGCTGGCCCGCAAGCAAACCGCCGAGCGGATTGACTTCGATCGCGGCCAGGCGGGGGCGCTCGGGCAGTATATTGATGATCTGCGAAAGCAGGGCCTTAACCTGGACGATCAATTCGAGGGCATCGCCGCGAACGGCCTGCGCTCACTCAATGACGGGCTCGCAGATGCCATCGCGAACAGCAAAAACCTGGGCGACGTTTTCAAGAATGTCGCGCAATCGATCATCGCGGACCTCATCCGCATCGCAATCCAACAGACCATCGTAAATGCGCTTATGAATGTCGCGGGAAGCATCTTCGGCGGCGGCTTCACCGGCGACGGCGCGCCGGGCAATGCAGGCGGGATGGACCTGCGAGGCTTCCGCGCGGGCGGTGGGCCTGTCGCGGCCGGGAGCCTCTATCGCATCAATGAGACTGCTACCCCCGGCAATCCCGAATATTTCCGGCCTTGGACGAATGGCGAGGTCATCCCGCTTGGGCAGGTGAACAAAATGGCGGCGCGCGGCGGGGCGCAGGGTAACGGCATCGCAACGGTGCGTGTCGAACTGAGCGGCGATCTCGACGCGCGTATCGTCAATGTCTCTGGCCCCGTCGCAGTCGAGGTCGTAAGCCAAGCGGCCCGCCCGCTTATCGACGCGGCGGCGAACGAGACCATGCGGCGCGCCAATCGACCGCGGATGCCGGGAGCAGGACGCTAAACAGGGACAATGGATATGATAATTTCACACACCAGTGACGAATTTGCCGCCACATCGCGCGCGTTCGCGATCTTGGTCGGCGCGCTCCACGCAAAAGGAATTATCGACGGGCGAGCCATCGCCGGGTGCATTCGTATCGGCGCAGTCGAAACGGGCGGCGTTGTAGCGGATCTCATGGGGATCATGGCTACCGGCGTGACGAATACCGTTGAGAGGTGGGAGAAGGATGGGCCGGTCAAACTGGCCGTCGTGGACGGTGAGAGGGATTGAGCGCATCCGCCGTCTGCGATAGCCATGCGACAAAGGGGAGCCAAGATGGCCGCTGCAACGAAATCCTGCCCGCTATGCGGCACCGACGCGCCGCTCGATACCGAACGATGCCAGTGTGGCTATATGTTCGCGTCGGCCAACGGCGGCGGCGATCCTGTCGAATGGACGCCGGGAATGAGCGCCGCGACCAGCTCGCCGGCCGATAGCTGGCGCATGTCGGGATGGGCGTTCGCCTTGGTCGGCCTCATCGCCCTCACGCTGAGCCTGTTCATGGGGACCACCGTCGAAAGCGGCGGGCCATTTGGCGGCGGGGAAGTCGTCAACCTCGACCTGCAATTCCACAAGGGGCTGGCGATCGGCGGCAGCCTGTTCGCGATCGGGCTCGGCGTCTTTTGTCTCGGCGTCGGTTCGATTCTCGAAGCGATCACCCGGAAGGGATAGTTTCACCGATCTTTCACGATCAGCCGTTATTCGCCGCACAACCCCGCCGCTCAGCGACCCAAGCGGCGGGGCCACCATGCACCAAAAAGCCCGCGCCAGTGGAACGCGGGCTTTCCGGCATATCTCAATGCAAGCCCCTCCGCCCTCCAGGGAATCGCGGGTCGAAGTGTTGATGATGATACGCCGTTGGAGTTGCTCGTCAATAAACCATCGGGCGGGGCCGCTCTAGATCGGGACGCTCACCGAATCATTGCGAACAATATGAGAACATCGCTAGCGTCGGGCGATGGAACTCGATCGCGTCTCTGGCTGGCTGCAAAACGTCGTTACCGCGAAGCTGACATGCCGCGGATGCGAGCGCGTGACCACGATAGGCCTCGACAAGCTGCTAGAAATGAGCGCGGGCAATGATAGTTTCACCTGGTGGCGCGAGCGGTTCAAATGTCAGCGGTGCGGTGCGAAGAATCCTTATCTCGCCGTCGTGCCGACGCACTTGACGCCGATGCGGTATAGCCCGCACCCTTGGGCGGTGCCGGGGAGCGACGGTGTATCGAAGCTCGTACGATCCTGACCATATACTTATTTCGGCCAAATTTGCTCCGTTAGGGGAGGGCCGAAACTCGCGAAAAATGGCTGATTTTGTAGTGGTGAGCCCTGCTGGGTTCGAACCAGCGACCTACTGATTAAAAGTTGCGCATAGCCCGGTAATCTGAGGCTAATCATGGTCATCAGGCGGCTCGCAAGCACGTAAAACCGCGACATTCACAGCACTCAGCGTCATTCGGCGGCGGCTAGAGATAGCGGCCTTTCGGTGTCTGACGCGGTGCTTGCAAGGAGAATGTCGCATGGCCGTAATCAATCTCACTGAGGCTCGCATCCGCGAGCTACCCCTCGGATCGGGCATCCATCGGGATACCCAGGTCCGTGGCCTGATGGTGATTTGCCACAAGACCACGAAGTCATATGCCTGCCAAGGAGACGTGCGGCGGAACGGCCGCCATGTCCGCACAGTGCGCGTGAAGATCGACCGGGTGGATAGGATCGGGCTGCGCGATGCCCGCAACCGCGCGAAGGCTCTTATGTCGCAGATACAGTCGGGGATCGACCCGACGGACGGGCCCGATGAGACCGGCATCACATTGGAGCGGGCATTGGAAGCTCATCTGACCGAGAAACCGCACAGGCCGCGGACCGAGGAAGGTTATCGCTATCACCTCGACCACTACTTGAAAGCGTGGCGGAAGAAGGCCGTGGCCGACATTTCTCGGCAGATGGTCCGTGACCTGTTCGGCGAACTGAAACGGAAGCACGGCGAGACAACGGGTGCGTCGGTGATGCGGACGCTGCGGGCAGTGGTGAACACGGCCATGCGAATCGACGAAACACTCACCGGCAATCCGGTCGCGGCACTGCATGTCCCCTCGACGAAGCGTCGGAGGGTTGCTCCGCTCGACCTAACCGCGTGGTGGAGTGATGTGCTGCAGCTCAGTCCTGTGCGCCGTGATCTCCACATTTCCATGCTGCTTACCGGCGCTCGGCGTTCGTCCATACTGCAGGTGCGCCGTGACGACGTGGACGCGAAGAAGGCCGTTCTGACTTTGACCCACATGAAAACCAGCGACGAACCGCTTCAGCTTCCGATGGGCGCCCGGCTGGCGACAATTCTCGCGCACCGGATGCGAACCGACGAGCCGTTGGCCAGCGACTGGCTCTGGCCGTCGGTGACCAGCCGCAGCGGCCACATCGAGGAACCGAAGGAGAAGGGTCTTCCGAGCCCGCATGAATATCGCCACCATGCCCGCACGCTCTATATCGCCGCTGGCGTGCCCTACGCCGAAAGCGCGCTGCTGCTCGGCCAAAAGCTACCAGGCGCGAGCGGTGGATATGTCCATGCCCAGCACTTGGTCGAGCAACTGCGGGTCCATGCGCAGGCCCTGGAGGACATGGTATTCGGCGCCGCGCAGTTCACCCGCGACGGCGAAGAGGATGCCGTGTCGATTGACTTGGGCAGCCCCCAATTGGCCCTGCCTGCCCCTGAATGATGGGATAGCCGCCGTGGTCGAGCCGCTATCAAAATTGGGTAAGTCCCAAACTGGAGGCCGGGCGGATCGCTCGGCCTTCCTTCTTTCAGGAGCACCCTTTTGACCGCCATCACCATCGACGAAATCCGCGAGGTCATCCGTGCGGAACTCGGCAAGCCGAGCACCCCGTGGATGGACAGCGATCAGGCCGCAGCGTACCTTGGCGCCACCGCCGGTACGCTCAAGAACTGGCGAGCAACGGGGAAGGGGCCGAAGTATCATATCGTTCAGGACCGCCTCGTCCGTTACCACCGTGAAGATCTGGACGCTTTCGTTCGCGCATGATCGCTGCGGCTGACTGGCGCGCCGCCAACATTTTGCTGGTCTCAATCTCGCGTTGATGCGGGCTATCTATCGATAGCGCAACGACCAGGATGTAATCGAATGCTCGAAGATTTCATGACGCCCGGCGAAACAGCCGCCCGACTTTCAACTACCGAAGGGACGTTGAGATGGATGCGCTGCAAGGGCAAGGGGCCGCCTTTCCTAAAAAAGGGGCGTTTCGTGCTCTATCGCCGCGATGACGTCGATGAGTACGCAATAGGAAAAGAGAGGGGCGCGGCCGAAAATCTCGACACGCGCCCCTAGTGTGGCCGGAATGGGATTGGCCAACTGCGAGACAGACAAAAGCACCATGAGCTATTAGGAACATTGAATGTCTGACGAGAATATCGATACCGCCGGGGCTCCCCCCAAACAGCCAGCATTCCTCCAGAATGCTGAGTTCATCGAACTCAACGGCAAGCGCCCAGTCGACCGCAAATGGACCACTGACCGAAGTGTACGTTTCGATGCTGACGAGGCGGCACAGCGCTTGGCGGAGAACCGCAATGTGGGAGTCGTTCTCGGCGACCTTGATCTCGTCGTGGATGTGGATCCGCGAAACGGCGGCGATGACTCGTGGGAGCGTCTTCAGCGTGACTTCGCTATCAATGCCTCGGATTTCTCCACGGTGCGCACCGGCTCTGGCGGTCAGCACATCTATATGCGCCTGCCTAATGGCGCTGGTCGACTGAAGGGCAATCTGGAGCGGGATGGATACCCTGGCATCGACCTAAAATTCGTCGGCGGCCAAGTGGTCGCGCCGGGTTCCATCCATCCAGAGACGCGAAAGCCATATTCTGTCCTGTGCGATATTGATCCGCTGGACAGTCAGCCTCTCGTCCCGCAGTCGCTACTCGATCTCGCAGCTAGGCCAGCTGGGGTGCCGAACATTGCAGCCGCGGGTAGCTGGTCGCCAGAGAGGCTGGCTTATGTCCTTTCGCACTTGGACGTCGAAGACTTCCGCGAGCACGCACGTTGGCTCGAACTAATGATGTCGTGCCACGACGCGACAGAGGGCGGTGGCTGCGATGAGTTCGTTGAATGGTCTATCGGCGATCCCGCTTATGCCGGGCATGGCCAGATTATCGGTCGTCGTTGGGACAGCCTAGACACCGCGAAATCGGGTCGCATCACAGAGCGCACGCTAATCAAGTTCTTGGTGGACGCCAATGTCGCCCATCTTGTGGCACCGGACCAAGCCGCGGCGTTGGAAGACTTCGACGACATTGATCCACTTGAAGAGCCGGTATTACCGGGTGCAATCACTACCGCGAATGCCAAGGTTCAGGCGAAGTTACATCACCAGTCAAAGCTTCCGAAGACGGAAGCGGAATTGAATGCGATGGGGTATATTGCCACCGACGCTGACGGCGGCTTTCGTGTCTTTCGGCGGATCTGGGACTTCGAACTCAACCGGGACTTCTGGCAGGTCCAGAAGAAGCAGGACTTCATCGACAGCGTTGCGGGCCACTCCGTCCCTGGCCTCACCCCGCAGGGAAAGGAGACTACCGTGCCGGTCGGCTCCTCGTGGCTCCGTTGGCCTCGACGGAACCGAGCCACCAAGGTCGTGTTCGATCCCGCCCGACGCATTCCTGCGAGCGCCCTGACGCTTAACCTATGGACGGGCTGGTCAGTACAGCCACGCAAGGGAGACTGGTCCCTGATGCAGGAACTGCTCCTCGAAGGGCTCTGTGACGGTAACCGTGAATTGTTCGAGTACGTCCTCGACTGGTCGGCTTTCATGATCCAGAACCCCGACAAGCCAGCCGAGGTCGCCGTGTTCTTCGTCGGCGGCAAAGGCACGGGCAAGGGGTCCTACTGTCGCGCGCTGACCACTCTCGCCGGACGCCACGGCATGCACGTCAGCGACGCTCAGCATCTCAGCGGACACTTCAATGCCCACCTTCGGGACTGCGTGTTCCTGTTTGTCGATGAGGCGATCTGGGCGGGCGACAAGAAGACCGAAGGCACACTCAAGCGGGTGATCACCGAGCCGACGATCACCGTCGAAGGCAAGGGTAAGGACGTCGTGGTCGCCAAGAACTATCTGCACGTCATGGGGGCGTCGAACAGCCCTTGGGTATGGCCGGCATCCGAGGATGAGCGCCGTCTCGTCATCAGCCGCGTCAGCAACCGGTTCCAAGGCAAGAAGGCCTTCTTCGACAAGCTATACCGACAGATGGACGATGAGGGCGGGCTGGAAGCCATGCTGCACGACCTTCAGGCGCGGGACATCTCTAAGTTTCATCCACGGCGGTATCTGCCCAAGACCGAGGAGCTCGATCGTCAGATTGCGTTCACCAGACCACGCGTCGTCCAGGAACTCGCAGACCTCCATGCCAACGGCCAGCTGCCTTTCACCACCGGCCGGGAACTGATCGGCATGTACGACGACATCTTGGACCTGCCCGTCGTTAGGCGGTCGATCGACCAGATCGGGAAGGCGCCAGTGACCGACCAAATTGAGCGGTGGTTGCGAGATGACCTCGGGGCTACGTCGCACGAGCGAACGACCACGCAGAAGAAGAAGCCGTACTTGGGCATCTACAAGCGACCGACCGAGAAGCTCTGGTCGCTCGCCGATCATGATCGGTACGCTGCGATGTCTCCCGCGGCTCGGGCTGACGCGTTTCTGGAGCAGAAGCACCCCGAGGGCTGACGGCGCGGCCTGTGGGCAGGATTAGGTCGGACCGATCTTGGTCTATGAAGACAGGGCGATGGCCCCTGTCTTCCGTCCGTCTTGGCCTAAGGACTTAAACCGTAAGGAAAAAAGCCGCGCCAAGACAGAAAGACAACGAATACTGACCTCTCCCGGTTCGCATAGAGAACGGCGAGGCAGTGACGCCGAGCAACCGCGCCGTCTGCCGACGCCATGCTCCGACCTTGCATTCGCTACACAACTCAAAAGTGCTGTCTTGTATGTCTTTCTGTCTTTTGTGTCGTAAAATAATAATAAAAATAAGCCTTTAGGAGAAGACAGGGGTAAAGACAGGGCGAATACAGGGGGTATCACGGAGGCGCCTGGACTGTCGGGCGGAAAGCCCGCGAGATGCGCTGCCTCGCATTCCGTCCGATCCGAAAACGCGCCCGCGCGCGCGTAGCGGCTGGCCCACTGAGTAGCGATCAGCGGGCGTGGAAGGGTAAAATTACGTGCTATCAATGATTTGATTTCGGAGGGTCGTTCCAAGCACCGGACCAGACAACGTTCCGGCTTCAATCTTCATCGTCGTCCTCGCCTGCGGAATCGATCTGGGTCCGTAGATCGTCGATGCTGATTTCTCTCCAATTGGGTACAGCTTCGGCAATCTTCATGGGCGCAATGCCTTCTAGGCTCTCTTGCGAAATCACGACATAGCCGCCTCGGTTGAGCGGAAGAATGACCGCTACTCCCTCCATCCATTCCGCGATGTTGCGGATCAGAGCAGTCTTGATGACGTCGCGACCGGAGATGATCTGCAACGACTTTCGGCTAAGGCGAAAGCGAGCCTTGCCAGACTCCTTCAGCATCAGCATTAGCAGGTAAGCGATGTGTTCGTATGTGCGCATTGGAAACTCCTTTTTATCCTAAATTGGGATATGTAGTATCCTAAAATGGGTGTCAACGATTTTCGTTGGCGGAGCGTTGGTATCGCCCGCATCAATTCCCACGGCATTCGTCGGGCATGGCTGGATCACCCCGCAAGCGCGCACGGCGCATGGGCATCGACCCTCTCGACGAGCCGGCGCCCGGCTCGTCGGTGGCGCCAGCGCGTACAAGGCTCGAAGGTTTCGAACCCCACAACAAGGTTCGGCTGTCGGACGCCAACCGCCAGCGCGTCATGGCGGCGCTGCTTAATGGTTATCCGAAGGCTGCGATCGCCAACGCGCTGTCAATCAGCGCGAAGACTCTCGATCGGCTCATCTACGACGACGATGAGCTTCTGGATCAGGTCGAGGCGCAGCGGGCCTTTGAAGAGGCAGAGCTCCGGGACATCCTGATGGAGCTTGCCCGCAAGGGCGACACCGTCGCGGCGATCTTCCTGGCCAAGGCGCGGCATGGCTGGCGCGATCGCGATGATGCGAAGCTGAGCGTGGACACCGGCGGGGGCGGTGTGCTCGTCGTGCCAGGCACCATGCCGTTGGAACAGTGGACTGCTGCCGCTGCGCTCCAGCAGGCTAAGTATCGCGAGCGCCCCGACGCGCCCTTGGACGAACGCGAAATGAGGACCCACCCGACCACGGCGGATGGCCTAATTATCGAGAGGACGCTGCCGGGTGATCTGCCTGGCTAA